GACATATTTTCAACATTAGATACGTTCCATGCACTTAAGTCAGAATTAAAGTTTTTACAATAGTAAAACATATTTCCCATGTTTTTAACATTAGATACATCCCATTTACTTAAATCTGATTTAAAAACTTCACATCCATTAAACATATCAAGCATGTTTTTAACATTAGATACATCCCATTTACTTAAATCTGAATTAAAATTTTGACATTTACCAAACATACCTATCATACTTTTAACATTAGATACATCCCATTCACTTAAGTCTGAATTAAAATTTTGACATTTATCAAACATACTTATCATACTTTTAACATTAGATACATCCCATTTAGATATATCTATATTATGAGGATCTAAATCTGTAAATAAATATGACATATCAGTTATATTAGATGTATCAATATCATTTAAATCTGCATCTTTGTCACGTTCACCTAATAATTGTTTTAATAAATTTTTAAGTTCATTCCAATCTTTAGGATAATATTTATATGAGTTAACTTTTGTTTTACTTCCTATTTTTAGTTTCTCTTGTATTATATCTTGTAAATTTTTCATATTAAATATATAACCATTTTGTTTCAGATATTGTTGTAAGTCTCATAGTTTCTAATCCTTGAGAAATATAATCTTTAACAATTTTTTGAACTTCATCAGTATTATCTGCAAATACCGGAAGTTCATATTTAATTGTTTTCATAGTACCGTTATCTTGAAAGCAATCTTCAGCAATCTTAATTATATAAAGTTTATTAGTTTCAGATGTTTTTCCATTAACTGCAGGTTTTATATTTTTCATTAGTTTTATTTCTTCAATTTCGGCAGGACCAGTTCCAACCGCTCCAATTATTTTTTGAGCAGCTTCTGCGAAATTATTTGCTTCGGTAAAAAATGTTATTACACCTTTTATTCCAGGCATATTATTAACTTTAAATTTAAAATACATAATTATTTTTTAATCACTTCTAATTTTGTTTCATCCCATTCATATCCAGCTTTATCTAATGCTTGATAGAATTCTTCACATTTTTCTGGTGAAGCTAATTTATAACGTCCTGATTTACTATTAATGTCCCCAACTCCAGTATCTGTTATAACTACTAATTTCTTTCTATTATCACATAAATAATATGCATGATATACAATTGCATTATCGCCTGCATTATTGATATGAAGATCTTTATTTAATCCTTTATATATAAAAAGTAAATTATCATTAAGTTCTACAATATCACCATCTTCTGCATTTGCAATAGACCAATCTTTTGGATTTCTTGTATGTATCTGTGTTTTAGATCCAACTTTTAATTTTTCTTGTATAAGTTCTTTAAGGTTCTTCATTACCATATAATTTACTAAATATTTCTAAAAGATTTGGTAATTCTTTTGAATTTTCTTTTATCCCAATCACAGGATCCATTTTTTCTAATTCTTCATAAAACTCATCAATAGCAGCATCAAGTTTCTCAAGTTTTCTATCTTTACAACGATATTCAAGATGCCAACATGTACTTTTATTATCAACACCTGTCATTGGATCTCCGTGAATATCAAAATATACATGCCATTTATTATCTAAGTTTCTATCATAATCAAATATTTCTAAATACTTATGCATATAAACTAAAAATGCACATAAATATTCCATTTTATGAAAATAGAAAAAATAAACTAAATGTCCACCTTTATATAATACACCACCAGTATTTTTTTGATCTTCTTCTATCAAATTAAGTTCATATAATTTCTTACTTATCTTATCTGAATCTTTATAATGACTTATATAATGAGTTTCTACTGAATCACAAAGTTCATTTATTGTATTAAATTTACTATAATCATCAACTTGATTTGTTATTTTTGCACCTCCAACTTTAATTGATGCTTCATTTATATGTTGTGTGAATTGTTTCATTTATTTTTAAGACTTTGTATTTGTTTTTCAACATCATTTTTAAATTTACTAAACTCATTAAATAAGAATTTTTTAAATTTATCATTATGTTCATATTCTAAAAGTTCTTCATAATCATCATTATCAAGTGTATTATCATCTATGAATTTATCAATCAATGTTATTAGATATTCAAAATCGTCATTAGACCATTTTTTTATCCAATTTTGTATAAGATCTTCCCATTCTTGTTCTTGTGAATTATGAACATTAGATTTAGAATTGATTTTTAGCTTTTCAAAAATATATTGTTTTAAATTATTCATGATACCATTTTGGTGTATTTTTTTCTAAAGGTGATGCTTTAAATATTAAATTATATTTGAAATTTTTAGGTGGAGTCCAATCATCTATATTTCCTTCAAATTTACTATAATAAAACATTCCATTCATTAATTTAACTTTACTAACATCCCATTTATTTAACTTACTATTTTTTCCAGTAAAATTAGAATGAGAAAACATCCAATTCATACAAGTAACATTAGATACATCCCAATTTGATATATTTCCGTCAAAATCTGAATTTTCAAATAATCTTTCCATATCGGTTAATTTTGAAGTATCTATATCATTTAAATCAGCTTCATTTCCACGTTCTCTTATTAAATCATAAACAATTTTTTCTAATTCTTTATAATCTTTAGGAAAATATTGATATTTACTAATATTAGTTTTAGAACTTACTTTTAATTTTTCTTGAATAATAGATTTTAATTGTTTCATAATTGGTTTAATACATCATCAAGTTCTAATACTCCTTGATCTTTATTTATGATTTTGTCTTTTACCTGTTGTTCTATTTCTTCCAATAATTCAGGATTATCTTTTAATATACTAATAACATTATTCTTACCTTGAGCTATTTGAGTATTTTCATAATAGAACCATGAACCTTGTTTATGTATAATATCAAAATTAATAGCTTGATCTATTATTTCATTAAATTTATTAATACCTTTACCATATTCAATTTCAAATTCAGCTTTTCTAAAAGGAGGAGCACATTTATTCTTAATTACTTTTACTTTAGTAACATTAGCTGTTGCTTCATCTCCATCTTTAATTTGTGTAGATTTTCTAACATCCAATCTTATAGACGCATAAAATTTAAGAGCATTACCTCCTGTTGTTGTTTCAGGATTACCAAATAATACCCCAATTTTTTCTCTTAATTGATTAATAAATATGCAACAACAATTTGATTTTTTAATAATACCAACCATTTTACGAAGAGCTTGTGACATTAATCTTGCTTGAAGACCAACTCTTGAATCACCTATAGCTCCTTCTAATTCAGCTTTTGGAATTAATGCTGCTACTGAGTCGATAACACAAATTCCTATTTTACCGGAACTAATTAATTTAGTAGCAATTTCTAAACAATCTTCTCCACAATCTGGTTGAGCAAATAATAATTGATTAACATTAACACCTAATGCTTCAGCATAATCTCTATCAAATGCATTTTCAGCATCTATATAAGCAGCTTTTAATCCTTGTTTTTGTGCTTCAGCTACTGCATGAATAGCCAATGTAGTCTTACCACAACTTTCAGGACCAAATATCTCTACAATTCTTCCACGAGGATAACCACCAATACCTAATGCTAAATCAAGAGTCAAAGAACCAGAAGGAATCACTTCTATATCCATTGTAGGTGATTCCCCAAGTAACATGACACTACCAGTACCATATTGTTTATTAATTTCTTTTAATATTGCTTCTAACTCATGATTCTCACCAAAAGTTTCAGTAAGTATATCTTTTTTAGCCATTTTTATTTATGTATATAGAATTGAACATAATTTTCTGGATCATCCTTAACTTGTTTAATAAATTCTTCCACTTTATCTAAACACATAACAATTGCTTTCTTAAAATTATCAGTATCGAAACTGCAGTAAGGATCATCATCATAGCTACAACTACCAATTTTACCTATCCAAAGTTTCCAACTTTCTTCTTGAAATCCTAATAAGAAATCAATTGATATTCCAGATTCTTTATCATTAAGTTTATATTCTATCTTTTGGAAATGTTCATTATCATCTAATGTAGTAACCTTTTTGTCAGGTTCCTTCCAAATAGTAAACTTAATATCACCTCTTTCAATACCAGATGTTACATCATCTTTTTCTTCTTTTATGAAATCTTTTAAACTTTTCATTTAATATACTTTTATAATTATAATTAAAAATAAAATTGGGTAACTAATCAGTTACCCATATTGAATTATTTATTAATAAAATGTGATGCTAATGATTTCATATTATCTATGTAACAACATAATGAATTATTAGGTGCAATATGTTGAACCATATTCATGGTTGCATCAAATGATTTTCTTTCATGTTTTTGCCATGTTCCTTCATCAAGTACAGCAAATACTACATAATTAATTTTTGTCCCATATACAATTGCTTGCCATGCTGAATTAATAATTTCTGCAATTGAATATGTTCCCATCATTTCTTTAGTAATAACATATAAATGACAATCACATTTGTTATTCTTTTCATCTTCTTCAATTGCTTGACATTCCGGTGTCCAATCTTTTACAACCGGATTAAAATACTCAATTCCAGATCCTTCAATTTCTTTGATAAATTCTTCTCTCCATGTTGTGTCTGCACAAGTTCCTCCTAAAAATATTCTCATTTCATCTCTTTATATATTTTTTCAATATAATGATAGACATCAGCCATGTATTTACCTTGTTTTTCTTTAAATGATTCACTGTCTACCCATTTATATCTTTGATGCTCTTTTGAAATCTTAATATCATATTTTTCATCTAATCTAATTATCCAATATTCTGTATCAGATACAACTATTTCATCATCTGGTCCGCCTAAATGCTCATGAACTTCTAAACTTTTCATATTTTTCTTTTCATTATCATTTAGTTCTATACCTGTTTCTTCTTTTGTTTCTCTAATAATTGCATCTTTTTTAGAGTTATCTTTTTTATCTACAGACCCTCCAACAAATCCCCATTGACCTCTAAAATTCTTAAGATAATTAGCTCTTTGTAAAATTAATATTTCATTATCAGGATTAATTAGAATACCATCAACATAATGATGTACTTCTTCATTATTCTCCTTGATTTTCTGTTTTAGACTTTTCATATTCTTCTATTAATTTATTATAAATATTTGTCATTTCTTCAATTTTTTCTTCCGAAACGGTTTGTGGATTTAATATTTCCATTTTTATTTCATCAGTATTTCGTTGAGGTATAACAAATGTTTTTACTGATTGATCTACGCTATTTTTAAATCTTTCAGCAAATCCCATCATAACTTGAGATCCTCTTAGTGTATTCGGAATAGATTTTACTCCAAAATAAACCACTAAAAATAATTTATCTTTATCTTCCATATTATCTTTTTAATTTATTTTCTTTATAAGTTTCAATTGCATCATTTATTCCATAAACTAATCCACAAAATGTTATTAGTAATATTATTACATTAACATAAATATTTTCATTAAATATTCCTTTTAAAAGTAAAATACATACAAATGTAATAAGCAAATCGGTAATTAGTTCAAATAATGCTAAAATTCCTTTATATATAATTTCTAATATTCTTTTCATTGATTTATCCACTTAATAATAGGATCACCTTTGAATCCTTTTTCCCATATATACCAACAATAACAAATTGCACTGCCGATATTTCCATCTTTATTAAATTCTCCTGTTTTTGAACATCCATATCTTCTAGATGCTACATAAATAACTTTTGGAGGATTTTCTTTATATATTTTTATACGTTTAGATCCTTCTAAAAATTGTAATTTCAAAAACATTGCAATTTTAGCACCATCATTTACAATTTCTAATGCCTTTTCAACAAATTCATTAGCATATTTAAATGGTGGATTTGTTATAATATCACCATTCCATTTACCATTATAATTTAGAAAATCTATAATTTCAATATATGGATCATCAATCATTTTAACAATATCTGAACATCTAACATTATAAGCTCTATTTCTAAGTTCATTAACAATATGATTCATACCACATGCAGGTTCCCATACATTATTATTAAAATCTTCTATATCTAATAAGTGTTTAATAGCCAAAGGTGGTGTTGCATAAAAATCATTCTCAGAACGTTCATTTATTGTATGATTAGAAGCACCTAAACCAACATAAACATTATGTATATTTTTTTTATCTGCCATATTAAATTAACTCCATATCATTTGATCTCCTTCTTGTTGATGTGAATTATTTGCGTTTACCCAATTACCAACTACTTCAAATACCCAAATCGGATTTACTATAACTGTACCTGTTTCCGAATTAAATCCAATAGAATCTTTATTTTCTAATTTATATCTTGTTACATTAGTTTCATATTCTATTTGTAATGATTGTTTAAAAGCATTACAATTCTCTAACATAATTTTATTATCAATTTGTAATTTCTTTGAATTTAATATTTCAGTTATTTTATTTGTAATACTAATTGCTAATAAATCTGCATCAGTTTTCCTAAATCCTACTCTTCGATTACCTCTTACTAAATTATTAACAGCATTAGTACATTCATAAAGAATATTACGAGCATATTGTGTAAAATTAGCTATTCTTTGTTGTTTAGCTGATTCTTCATTTCTTTTCTTTTGAGCCATAACCCTTGCTCTAACTTCAGGATCATTCATATTAATCATTGGATTAAAATTAGGACTATTAGGATCGTCAAATCCATATCCAGCATAATTATTTCTTTGTATTGATTGTTTTGCTTGATTAAAATTAAAATCCATAGGAATCAAGCCTTCTTCTATTAATTCATTTTGCATATTATTTTATAATAGTTTTATTAAAATAAAATAGAAATTTCAATAAAAATAATCAATAATATAATATATCTTTTTTATTTTTATTAAATAGTGAAAATATATAAAATAATATATGATATTTGGAAACTTATCTGACGTACTTAGTGGAGATCAGACAATAACAGAGGCAGTTCAACAGAATTTTAGTAAATCATATGATAATATTCAAAAACCAGGACAAATATCAAAGATCTTACGTACTTTATCTCATTATGGAATGAATTATTCTGATAAGGTATATAAGAATATGATAGCAATTCCTGCTGATAAAGCATTACAACCTAAAGATCCACTTATACAACAATCTCTTTATGGTACTGCAGGATATTTGAATAACTGGAAAATAAAGGCAGAAGAAGAAAAACCATTTGCTGAAAAAACATTAGATCAAAAAAGAGAAATTCTTCGTAAGTTGGCTATGCAACCAGAACTTGAAGATATTCTTGATATTATGGCAAATGAATGTATTGTCTATGATGATAATGAATCTTATATATGTACACCATTCTTAGATACTGCACTTATTCAAGAACTTAATGAGAAATCAGCTGAAGAAATTAATGCATCTATTGAATCTTCATTTTATAAGCTTTATATGCTTTTAGACTGGAAGCGTAATGCATGGAATGATTTTAAACGTTATCTTATTGAAGGTGTATTAGCATATGAAATAACTTATGATAATCTTGAATCACCAAAATCAATTACAGGTATTGTTCCAATTGATCCTGCTACATTAACTAGAGTTATTGAAGAAGGTACAACATATTGGGTACAATTTAAAGGTGTAATTGGTAGAGAACGCCAACTATTAGATTCTCAAGTAATATATATTAAATATGAAGATACTGGTGTTTCAGATCGTCAATCATATCTTCAACGTTTAATCAGACCATTTAATTTATATCGTATTGTGGAACAAGCACAAGTTATTTGGACAGTTACACAATCATCATTTAAGACAATGTTTACAATTCCTGTAGCAGGTATGAATAGAGCTAAAGGTATGCAAACATTATCACAAGCAATGAACAGATATAAAGAAGATATATCATTTAATACTGAAACAGGTGAATTAATGGTAAATGGTAAAATGAATCTTCCATTTAATAAAGAATATTGGATGCCTGAAAATGAAAATGGTACACCTACTATTGAAACAGTTGTAGATAATGGTCCAATGCTTAATGATTCAGATCAATTAAAGTATTTTGAAGATAAATTATTTAAAATGTCAAAAATACCATCTTCACGTTTTGATAAAGATGCACAATCAACATGGTTTGGTAGTGATCCAACTCAACAACTTCGTGAAGAAATAAATTTTGGTAGATTTGTAACTCGTATACGTAATACTTTTGCTGAAATGATTCTTAAACCATTACGTATTCAATTAACTCTTTCTATTCCTGATATTAAGAATGATAAAAGAATATTAGATGCTATTTCACTTCGTTGGAATTCTTATAACCAATTTGAAGAAATGGCTAATATTGAAATTATGTCAAAAAGAGTAGAATTTATTGGTACTATGAAAGATAGCTTAACTGTTACTAATGAAGAAGGTGAAGAAGAACCATATCTTTGCCCTAAATTCTTAATAATTCGTTATCTTAAGATGTCTGAAGCTGATCTTGAACTTAATGAAAAATATAAGATGGAAGAAAAGCTTGCTAAAATGAAAGCGGATGATAACGGACAAGATGACACCGAAAACAATGATGAAGAAGAATTAGATAATGATGAAGAAGGTAAAGGAGAAGATAAAGGGGCAGAATCTGATGAAGGTACAGGAGATATAGATGATGAAATGTTAGGTGATGTACAACCAGAATCTACTGAAACAACACAAGCTTAATTATTATGAAGAACATTAAAGAATTTATATTAGAAGGAGCCTGGGGATATGAACCGGATCAAAATGATAGTACATTAGATTTACGTGGAGATATATTTTTCTCTATATGTGAATTAATATATGACAAATGTAATGATGCCTCCAAACATAAGAAATGGGGCACTGAATATTCTTGGAATGCCATCGGTAATATTGAATATTTCTTTGAAGAACTTACAAAGATGGAAGAATTTCAGTGTGGTAATGAAAATGAATTTGATAAATATTATTACTGGTTTAGATTAATGGATGATAAAAAATCAAAAAATATTATTAATCTTTATGAAAGACTTCTAAATAAATGTAAGAAAGATGAAAAGTGGATTAATGATTGGAAAGAACCTGAAAAAATGAGAGAATCATTAGAAAAAAGAGAACGAAATCTTGAAAGATATAAAAAACTTTTAAAAGATCAAAATGATTTTCAAAAGGAAGCTGCTAAGAAACGTAAAGAATTTGAAAAGGAAGCTAAACAAGATGAAGAACAAATAGATATATCAGCTCAATAAAATGAAAAAATTACAAACTATTATACAAGAAAAATTAAAAATTAATTCAAAATCTAAAGTAAATAATTCTACTGAACTTTTAGATAAATGGGAAAAGAAATGCAAAGATTTATCTTGTTCAGGTACTTTTGGATTAACATCAGGACATTTAACACCAGATGATTTTAAAGGATTTACTAATGATATGATAGTTAATTTTGTACCGGAAGGAAAATCAAGATGGGGAGATATTTGTAGAGCTAGATATGATATTATACAATCAGTTATTAATAAAGATATTGATAATATGATTAAGATTATAAAAGATAATAATTTTGATTATTTATTTGCTGGTGTTCATCCTGATTCAAATTATGTTTATGGATCTCATTTATTAGATTGTTGGTTAGCTTTTGAATTATATAATTATATAAATGAAGGAAGTAAATCTTATAATACTGCTTTTTTCTCCGTAATATTCCGTTTGGATGAAGATATGAATTGGGTGAATAGTTTAAAAGATAGTTTAAATAAATTAAAAAGATAACTAAATAATGAAATATAAAAGATTTTGTATTATGAAAAAAGTAATAGAATATATAAATGAATCAATAGCTAATCCTATAGAAAATTTACCTAAAATAGAAACATTAGGAGAAGGATTATTTACAGGTAGACTTTCTGGAAATTGTTTTACATTTGAAGGAAAGAAATATTATTCACCTATTGGAATATTATCTATAGCACCAGGTCCTTATTATACATTTGAAATTAAGGAAGGTAAAGTTGTTAGACATGGCGATTTTAATAATTTACAAGATTTTAGATACGATAATTCTATATCTTTTTATACTATTAATGAATCTGTACAAGATTATCCAAATGTTATAGAGCTTGGTGAAGGTGAATATAATGGAGTATTATGGGGACATTGTTTTAATTTTGAAGGTAAAAAATACTATTGTGAATGTGGTTGGAAAAACATGTACCCAATGTATTGTAGAATGGTTATAGAAAATAATAAAGCATGGCCTCATCAAATAGATATATATCAAAGGGAATCATTAAAAAAATTATACGAATCTTATGAAGTCTTTTAAAGATTATATAATCAATGAAGCATTAGATTATAAAGCAGAAAATTGTGATGGTGCATGTGATAGACGTTCTGATTATTTTAAAGAATGTATGAAAGTTTTAAAAGAACATATATCTAAACTTAGAGAAGATCAAGAAAATTATAAAGATGATGAAGATTATTGTAAAGGTGCTTGGGATTATACTTTAATTGGTATGGTTAATCCTGTTCTTAAAATGTTTGTAGATTCTCATAATGAATATTATATAGATAATGAAATTCTTGGTATATTAGAAGATGCTATTAACAATACACTTTCTGATTTTAAATTTCATGAAGGATGGAAAGATGGTCCAGAAAAATTAGATAAACAATTAGAACAATATAAAAATCAAGTTAAAAAATATAGAAAACAAGTACAAAAATTACATGATAATTTTGAGATAAATTATGATACTGTTAATGGAGTACTTGTTGGTTCATCAAATAAATGAAAAAATTTAATGAATTAATATTAGAAGGTACAAAATATTTAAATAAGACCCAACTCTATTTATTATCTATACCATATGCAATGTATCAAAACTATGGACAATATAAAGAAGATTGGGAAGCATTAAATGAAGATGATCTTAATGATGTTGAAGATACACAAAAGTATCTTGATAGTATGACAGAAGATAAAAGAGTCAGACTTTCTTATAAAGGTCTTCCACCTTATTTTCAATTTGGTATCAAAACTATATGTGAAATTTGCCTTAAACATAAAGAAGATTATAGTAAATTGGATATTAAATTATTAAAAGATATATTAGAAGAAGTATCATGAAACAATTATCAAATTTTATATTAGAACAAAAAATAGATAAAGAAGATAAACAAAAAACTATATCATTTGTTAAAGAATATTTTAACAAATTTGATAATGACTCAAAAAATTTTTTAAAAAATAAATTTAATGATAATGAATTTACATTTGGTTGGTCATTAGGAACATTATTACAATCATTACCGGATAAAGAAGTAAATCAAGTTTATAGATTATTAAATTCTATAAATAATAGATATAAAACAGATAATTATCTTCCTAAAATGGCTTCATCTTCAATTGTAAAATATACATCATATAAAATTATTAAAAAAAATTTAAATAAATATCTTGGTGCATATAAAATAACTATAAATTCAAGAGAAAAATATCCATCATTATTGTATATACCAAGTTATTCTGATTATGTATATATAACAAATTTAGATAAATATCATACAGAAGATCAATTAAAAGATCCTGCATGTATAGAATTGTTTGATTTTACTACTGATGAAAATCCTTTAGATAAAATTGAAATTGATCATATAATGATACAATTTTTTTTATGGAATGATTATTGCCCAATTATTAGAATAGATTTTTTAGATAAAATTAATGAAGGTTTAAAAATAAATAGTAATACGAAAATTAATTCAGAAAATCCATTAACAATAAAAAATAAATTTATAATATCTATGCCTAGATGGTTTTCAAAAGGGCAACCAATCAAATTATGAAAAATTTAAAAAATATAATAGAAGGATTAAAAATTAATTCTAAAACAAAAATTCGTAATGATTATGAAGATTATGGTAAAGGAGAAATGGATAATTTAAGTATTGATGATTCTTTGTGCAAACTTTTTAATATAAATTTATCCGATAATAAACTTACTGATGTTATTGTCGAGATATATGATATGATGAAAAAATATAAAATACCTATAAATGATAAATTTTATCATATTGAAGATAAAAATGTACAACCTGGTGGAAAATTAATTATACATATACGTAAATCAAATTTAGAAGATGAAAAAAGACTAATCATTAATAAAGATGTACAAATAGGTATATATAAGACACCAGAATATTTTATTGTTGCATTTATTGGATATAATAAAAACAACAAACTAATAAATGATTATTATTTACATATAATATGAAAAAATTGTTAAATATAATAGAAAAATTAAAAGTTAATTCTAAAACAAAAATTTATAAATCAAATAATATATTAATATTAGATAGAGATATTAAAGATATTTATGAACTTCATGATGTTTTAGAAGAATATTTTAATAAATCATCTTTTAATGTAACATGTTCTAAAGTTTCTGAATTAACAAGGAAGTGGAAAACACAATTTGGACATGATACAATCATAGTAGATACTAATTTTAGTATTAGTTTTTTTGAAGGTGGTAAATTATCAAATAAATTACAAGTAGCAGAATTTAATGGCGGGGAATATTTTTTAATGCAATTACTTGTTAAAGATTATAAAGGAAGAATGCAACCATGTAGAATTCATGACCGTTCGACATTTAATCAATTTAAACCTGGAGATAATCTTTTAGATTTTATAAAAACTATTATAAAGCATACAGAAGAAAATCATCCTGTTGATCGAGATCCTAATATTATAAAATTATTTAAAGATATATAAATGAAAAGTTTCAATAAAAAATATGTTTCATTAAAAGGTTTGGATAAGAATATATCTGAACATTTAGAAAACCTTAGTGGTAAAGAAATAAATGAATGTTGTGGATGTGGTTGTGATTGTAAATGTTGTGAACCTACATGTAGTGATTCGGCATTTATTTATTTCCATAGTGAATATGAAGTTAGAGATAGATTAAAATATAATGTTAAAGTTCAAGATTTATTTAATATCAATAGACAATTCTTGAATAGACAATATTTATTTGGTGGTGCTACTCCTTCTGATGTTTTGGTACCATTATATTTTAAAGAACCACAAATGACGATTCCTAAAGTTCCTGGTAGTTTAGTACAAGCTTCAGAACAAACAGGTACTGAATATAATACTAAATTATATGAATTTATTAATAAACTTTTAAAAGATTATAAATTAACTTACCCTATTGTATTAACTAATAGTGATGGTGGTGTACAATTATTTTTTGTTAAAGGTACCGGATCAAATGGTAAAGAATGTTCAATTAAATCATCATTAATTGAAGTAGCTGAATTACTTGCAGATTTAGATGAAATGAAAGAAATTACATGGTCTCAAGTATTAGATGCATCTATAGATAATTTAGATGATATTTATACATTTGTTATAACTTGTACAATTGATATAAATAAATTTCAATAATTAAATGAAATTAAGTGAGTGCGAAGTATTACCAGGTATAGTTATTGATATAGAAGATCCAAAACATATAGGAAGAGTAAAAGCAATGGTACCAACTTGGTTTGATACTGATGTGATGGAAAAAGAAGCACTTCCTTGGATTTGGCCATTTGGTATGGCTGGATATCAAAGATTTAGTAAACTTGAACTTGGACGTAAAATTTGGGTATTACACAATAAAGAAAATGATTTAGAATATTGGTATTGGCCTATGTTTGAAGAAATTGAACAAACTAAACCAATTATTGATCAATATGACTCAACAGAAATTTTACTAGCTCGTGGTGGAGGAGAATCTGGAGATGTATTAATATATTATAATGATACAGATGGTATAATATTAAAAATCGGTGAAACAAAAATTAATATTAATAGTGAGAAAGAAATACATATAACTGATGGAACTTCATCGTTTGATATTGTAGGTAGTAATATAACAATTGGAAAACAAGATAATTTGGAACAAACTGTAATGGGAGAAACATTACAAAAAGCATTAATAGATTTTGCAGGTAAAATAAAAAACGCTGGTCAAAAAATGTCATCCAGTAATCCATACGTATCTCCTCACGGTCCAGATTTCGTTTCAGCTGCAGATACATTTAAATCAGATTTACAAAATATATTATCTGACACAGTAAAAATATCTAAATAATTATGGAAGATAATTTTGTACGACAAGGTATTGGTGGAGATAATAGTAATTTATTTCCTGGATTAGATGCTAATACTACAGCAGCTTTAATAGCTTCAGAAAAAAATTGGAATACTGATTTTAAAGGTGCTGGCGTTTCTGGTATGGCTCAAAATGTAACAGCAGCGGTTGATTTTGCAGCTAGTGCACCAGCGTTTGCAACATATGTTACATCTTATGTCACAAACATTGTAATGTCATATTTAACAAAAGCTACTGTCGAAATGCTTTCTATTGATGCTTCTCAAATAACATCCAAAGCAAGCAGTTTAATTCCTAATTATATTATAAGTCCAGCTAAGATAATGAGTGAATTAATGAAAAACTCTGAATCTAGTATGGATGAATTAAATCAACAATTAGAAATAAATGAAATTTCAGTAATTAATAAAGCTATTGGCAATCAAGTTAGTAAAATAACAAATAAGATTAATGATAAATTGTCTTATGTTAATAATACTATTTCAGATATATCAAAATATGCTTATATGGGTCCTACTTGGATAAAAAGTAAAGTTGATTTGGCTAGTAAAAAAATTATTGAATCAAGTTGTAAAGAAATTGGAAAAGTTAGAGATAATACTAAACAAAACATTCAAGATCAAATTGATTCATTAGCAAATACATTAGCAAAAAAAATTGCTGATAAAACAAATGTTAAAGTACAAGAACAAGCAAAAAGCAAAATGGATGAAGCTAATAAGAAAAAAGCAGAAGCAATGACAAAAGCAAAAACTGCTATAACAAACGCAAAATTAAAATTAATGGCATTAATAGGAGGATAATAATATCCTCCTTATTTTATTCATTTACATTATCAATCCATTTACCCCACTCTTTAAAAATATAATCCATTGCAAATTCATTTTCTTCATTATTTTCAACTTCATAATTATAAATCTTTTCAATATAATAATCCATATTATCACCAAAATCATTATGAATGTCATACTTAGTTGGTTCATAATCAGGATCATTTTCATATTCCTTTTTTATAAAATCATAAATTTTTTGAAAATCAATTTCAAAATCTATTTTCTTAGTTTCTGTAAATTCAACTTTCATAATTTAATTATTTGCAATATTTATTAATTCATTAACTAATTTCTTTATATTTTTATGATTACCAAGAATGTCATAATTATAAAGAATATTATAAATAGCTTTAGCTGTATATTTCCGATTACCATCAAGAGAATATCCTGTTATATATTCTGAAAGTGGGTTATATTCAATTCCCATCTCTTCCCAAGAATAAAGATAATCCTTAGTTGCTTTCTGAATCTTCTTAAGAATCTGACCAAACTCATCATTAGCACGAGTTTCCCAAAGCTTCATTTCTTCATCAAGTGTCATCTTAGCCATATTATTCAAATTTTCCATTAATAACCTTTTTAGGTAATTTATAAGCCCAATTCAAATATTTCTTAAATGTTTCAAAATCAGTAAAATCTTTAGTCATAGAAGGATCAAATCTATCAATATCTATATCTGTATGTGTTGAAAAATGAATATAAATATTACCACTCAGAGAAGCAGATATTCCTACCAAAAGCCAAGAATTATCTTCATGAATCATATCTAAGGAATTGTTATATGCCAATCTATAATTATCTTTTAAATAATTACGAACCTCTTCAGTATTAGCTATAATTGGGCTTTTAGGAAGAATTTTTCCTCCACAACTTTTGTAAGTATTAAATGGTGCTTTCATATATTATTATTTAATCTTCTGTATGGTAATATGTATAACTAACGATCATCTCAGGATCTTTTCGTTCATTATTAACAATACATTCTCTGATTTGAACTTTATCAAAACCATTATAAATAACCTCATCAGAATCAACCAACTTATCAGTTTCTCTATCTAATATCTGATAATGTTTATTCAGGTTTTCTTCCATCCACTTCTTCATCCACTTCTTAGCACCTAAAAAAGTAAAAGTACGATTAAGAACTTGACCTTTGAATGAAATCTCCCAAAAAGTAAATTTAAATTTCATATTCATTATTAATTAATTACATTATAAATATAGTAAATTAAATAAAATATTCAATAAAAATTGAATTTATTTTGTAAATTTCTATTTTATTTATGTAAATACTTTAATAGTTATGATGAAGAATATAATTAACATTCACAATGTACGAAATGGAAAGATTGTTGATGAAGAGTCAATTGCATCTTCAGTTGTTACAGGTAAGCTTAATCTTAATGAAATAAAAAAAGAAGTTAAGAAGATATATAAAGAACGTCATAATAAATTCATTACTGGTACATTAATTCGAATTAACAAGGATGATACATATAGTTATTATAATAATGAATACTATATTTATTATGATGGAAAATCATTTAAAAGAAAGTTTAATCTTTTCTGGGATCTTAAAGAAGCAAATGAGTTTTTAGGAACATCAAGATTTGAACCAGTTATAGCACTTAAAGATATGTAAAATGGAGGTCCCGGGACCTCCATTTTTATATAGATATTGTTGTTGATGTATTATTATCATTGAATATTTGATAGTTAGTTGCTGCTAGTTGTTCATAAGGATTCCAAATTTCAGGAGCTGCATTAACATGTCTTAAGCTTTCTAAGTCTTCACACATTTGTTTATATTTAGCAGTTTGTTGTAACATTGGTATTTGAGCTAATGTCATAACAATATCATCATGTCCATAAGAAGCTTCATAGCTACCATTACCGTTTTTATCTTCAAAGTTTTCAATTTCAGATATTGTGAAAAAATCTAATATTCTTATATATTTATTTTCTATCATTAATTTCAATAATGAGCATGCTGTTATCTTATTTTGACCATTAAAACGAATACCAGGAATAAGCTTAGCTTTTTTGATTTTAATACCACCTTCATCAACTTCAAATCTTTGTTTATATCTTACAACATTATTAAGATCTAATTCAGGAGCAATATTAAATCTCCAATAATATTCTTTATAGTATTCTTGTTCATTAAGGTTCATAAGATAATTAAAGAACAAACCACCATAAGTATTCCATTCAATACTATACATTACTCTTTCATTATTGCCTGAAAATAATTGATTCATTAATAACCAGAATTCAACAGATGCTTGTTCCAGATTAACAGTATTAGCATGCCAATAACCTATTTGCTCAAACCTATCTTTATCAATCATTTCTAAAATATTGAATGTAGTATAGTCGTTTCCACCACCTTCAGCTAAGTCACATAATACTATAAAGAATCCTGTTGATAATCGATTAAAATCATATTTAGGATTAAAATATAAGAATTCTGGGTGAAGTATTGATATTCCAAAATTGAATTCTAGATTATGTTCTTTTTTGTAATAATTAATTATTGCAGGAATATTTAGGAATTTAATCTCTTCATTATGTAATTGCTCTAATACAACACGATTGACAATACATTTATCACTTGCTGAGAATGTAGTACCATATTGATAATAGAAATTGGCTTCACCACCAAGAATACCTATCATCTTTTCTTTCCATTCTTCTGTTCGTGGTTCCCATTGTTTAGTTTCCATATTATAGTTTGGTACTTGCCACCAATCTACTTTATATGGAGCATAACCATTCCATTCTTTACCTTGTTCATTAGCACCTTTCCATAATGTATAGAAGAAATTAAATCCATTTTGTGTTGACATAATACATACATTAGAGTCAGGCATTGTGGTAATAGTAGGAAGAATATTCATATAGAATAATTCAACTTCATTATTTGGACACCATGCAAACTCATCAAGAATAAGGAAGTTGATTGTTTTACCAAGACCTGCAGTAGGAGAGAATGCTTCAGTACCAATATTAGAGTTATTATCAAATGCAATTTCATGTTGATTCCATTTATAAATACCAGGTTTAAGGTAATAAGGAAGATTCATGAACATCTCTTTAATCTTAGCTAACAAATCAACACCGGCTGCAGCAGATTTAGAAAGAATAAGACCAGATTTATCAATATTGAATAATATCTTCCATAAACAATAAATAGCAGTAACAACACTCTTACCAGCCTGACGACATGCTAAAAATATTGAGAATCGATTGTTTTGCAAATGACGTAAATATTCTTCTTGATAATCTCTTAAATGACATGGTTGTAAACCTTCTGGAGTCATTATATAACATTTAGAAGCAAAATAGATAACATCATTCATACATCTAACATAATCATCTATCTCTTCTTCCGTTCTTTTAAATACTAATTCTGGTTTTAATAGTTTTGTATTATTACCAATAAATGGATTTACTTTTAACGGTAAACCTTTTTTTATTGCATCAACTGCCTTTTCTAAAGCTATTGTTGACCATATAACAGATTGTGCTTGCTCAACACCTTTTAGATCTTTTACCGGATTAAATTCAAATTCAGTTTCGGTATATTTAGACATAAATTATTATTTTTCATACATTTTATTTATAATTTATAATAATAATTTAAATCTAAATAAAATAAAAATGAGTAGCGTGAGCCACTCATTCAATCAGTAATTATACAATCTAATTTACGTTTAAATATACATGTATTAGTATTATTTAAAACATTAATTAATTCCCATCCATCTTTTCCTAAATTGTTTAAAAAATCTTCTGGTTTATACGTTGGAAAATTTAATACTTTATATTCAAATCTATCAAAAGTTTGATATTCCATATAATTATAATATCATAAATATATTTAATATATATATCTGGAATGTATCTGGAATGACGCCTGAATGCTTAAAATATTTAAATAATAAAATTTATTATCTTATTATTTTAATGCATTCAGGCGTCATTTATTTAATCAATTACATTTCCAAGTTTTCTTTCAATTATTTTACCATTATCTGTTAAATATTCTATTAGATAATGCTTATAAATACAATCAATCCCATAGAATTCAGCAGTATAATCTTCAAATTCCTGTTTCCAATAAATAGGTGTATCTGGTTCAGTATGTCCAAATATTTGATTCCATACATCCCCATTAGTATTTGTATATGGATATTTCTTTAAAGCTTCAGGACGAATCCATAATGGTGAACTATATGTAGAACTTCCAAAGCAATCACCACCTCCTTTATAAGTAAAACAAAATGCTTTAGTTTTAAGTTTGTTTATATCTTCTAATTCTAAACCTTTACACCATTCATTAAACCAATTTTGACTTATACCAGCATGAGAATAAATAGTAAAATTCTTATAATCGATATGAACAAATTTTAATATACCATTTTCCCAATCTCGACACAATGGATTAGATGCTATAGAACATGTCAATGGATTCCATCCAGAACATCTACCAAAATTCTCATCCATATAATGAAAGTCATGATTACCAATTAACATAACAAAATTACCTTTACTACTTTCTAAATGTTCTTTACGTAAATTTATTATATTATCATAACATTCACGTTGAGTATAAGCATCTATATTAAATGAATCAAAATAATCACCTAATATAATTACTTCATCAGGTTTAACATTATCATATATTTGCTTAACAAACTCCCAACGACCATGAGGATCACCAATTATAACTCTTGTTTTCATAACTTATATATTGTTTTTTCTATATCTATTTTATCACATGTTGTAGAAACATTACAACAAAATTCTGGATCATAAAAACCTATTAAAAATCCTGGTTTACCATTTTTATCTACAACAGCTTGTATATTATTTACATCTTCAAATGGAATCTCATCAAAATCTGGATTAGTTGAATTTGTAAGTTTTAAAGTATATTGTGTTACTTTAATCTTACCATTTTCAGTAAACATTGAATCTTCCATTATTCTTCAATATTAGGAATTAATAAATACTTTTCAATTTCTTCAAACTTACAATAGAAATCATCTCCTTCAGCATCATCAAATACTTTATAATATTCATTATATGTTAGGAAATTAATTCCATATCTTTTTTGATAAACTATTACTTGTTCACCATTTTTTATCCCATTATTTTCTGGGTGTTCATGATCAAAGTCATGCCATACGCCTCTTTCTTTCATAACTTAACATTTAATTTGTATTTCAATAACTTCTGGATTATTTTCAAAATTCATTTTAGCTTGTTGTACAATTTGACATATGTCTTTATAAAGAACCGAATTAACAT